ATGAAAAAGGTTCTATCTCTTGTCCTTGCGGCGGTGCTTGCCGCGTCCCTCTCTGCCTGCGGCGGCGCTCTTGTCGATCTGGACACGCCCAAATCGGAGGAACTGACGGCGCAGTATGATTTTTACCCCGATGCCATGAACACCATTCGGGCGGATATGAAAATCACTCCCGAACAGGCCGATGAAGTCTTTATCATTCTGACTTCCTGCGGCCTTGATGGGAAGATTACAAGCATTTCCGAAAGCAAGGGCGCGTATACCGTCTATTACGGCGGTTCATCCCTCGACGTTGTACTTTCTGACGGTGCGGTTGAAACCGTCTATTCTGGGCGTGATATGCTGTACCCTGAATATCACAAACACAACGTCTTGATGGACTATGACTTAACTGTAAAGGACGTGAAAACTGGTTCCGGCGACAAAATCGGTGAATACGCCTATATCCGCATTACGAAAGCACAGCTTCAATCCATTGCGGAAGAAAACTACAAAGAATTCGTTGAAACCGTCGTCAAGGACAGCGGCTACAACTGGGTTGCAATTCTTTGTGATGACGGCACGGGTATTTGTTTCCCCGGTTCTATGTACTATGTCGGTACATACGGGAAGCAAGATACCGACGGTTCTATTCTTGAAGATTACGGCGCTATCACGCTGGACGAAAACGGCGGCTATACATACGAACAGTTCTGAACAGCAGGAAAGCAAAAGCGACGGGCGCAACGCCCGCCGCTTTCTTTATGCCTTTTCCTGTTCCGCGTCTGCCGCGGCCTGAACCTCTGCCGCGAACTGCTCCGGCGACAGTCCCAACACCGCCGCCGCCCGTTCGTCCATCAGCGATTCGATCATATCGTTTATGCTATCAAACCCGCTTGCCTTTGCCGCTCTCTGATATACGGACTTCTTTCCTTTCTTTACATACGGGTAAATCCTGTCATAGTTTTTGCTGTTGTATTTCCGCTTCGCGTCTGTTGCGGCTTTCCCGCGTGGGTTTCCATATTTGCTTGCCATTGTCACCACTCCTTTACTTGTCCATTTTATCACGCTGTTTATACTAACGCAAGTATAAAAAACATACAATCTATCGTTAGTATATTTGTGCATCATTCCAACTTGCATTTATACTAACGTTAGTATATAATCATAATCAGAAAGGGAAACCAAAGCCGCCCGGTTGTCGGGGCGTAGAGTTCGACAACAGCCAACCTTACGGGCTGACACGAAAAGGGAACCGACACGGCATACAATGACACTTCAACTTCTGGTTTTATATATGGGGGTAATCAATATGAAAAAGTTCGAGATCGGCAAGGAATATTTTGACCGTAGCGCCTGCAATCACGATTGCATTTTCACCATCAAGATTATCAAGCGCACCGAAAAGACGGTGACGTTCGAGCGTAACGGCAAGACCCGCCGTGCAAAGCTGTTCTTCGATGAACGCGGCGAATATATCATTCCCGAACGTTATTCTATGGCCCCGGTCTTCCGTGCTGAAAACGAGGTTCAGCCGGAAGAGGAACCCAGCGTCGAGGAAGCCGCCGTCGAAACGTCCTGCGGCGTTGAAATCGCCCAGCCCGCCGACGTGAACACCGTTGTTGTTATGGTGGGCCAGCGCGTCGAACGTATCTGCGGCGCTTGCTATCCTCCGCAGGGCGGAACCGTCATCGGCTTTGTTAGTATGCCTGATACCCGTTTCTTTCACGGCGGCGTTTTCGCTATGGTCCTGTATGACGGTGCAAAGGCTCCTGAACGTGTCTGCCTGTCCGACATTCACCGCCGCGGGTGGCGCTCTCCCGGCGGCTCTCCGTTGGGTGTGTTCGTCGCTTGATGCTTTACCGGGGCGGCGGTTTCCGCCGCTCCGTTTTTCGTGCCACTGTATCTACCGCAACGGCGCAAAATTTTTCTGCTTTTTCGCATTTTCCCTATTGACTTTATACTAACGTTAGTATATAATAAGAGCATAAAGAAAGGGGGTGACAAGGTGAAGAAGAAAAAGAAAAAGCCCACGAAATCGCGGGTCGATGTTCGGACCATCGTGATAACCGCAATCGTGGACTTTCTGGTAGGGCTTGCGTTACTGATAATTGATAAGCTGACGTAAGCCGAAACCCCGTATTCTATGGGCGGGTTCACCGCCCACCCATAGAATACACTTTTTCTTCTGAACTGTCAATCATGCTTTTGAAAATCGGAATCTTCCTGATTGCTGTTGCCGTTGTGAAACTGATTATCGCCGCCGCGGTCCATTACCGCCGCAAGAAAGGGAAATGAACATGAAAAGAACTGCAAACAAGTTCCAGCGGGCCTATATGGTCGCCAAAGCCCGCGTGCAGGAAGTCGAATCCCAGCAAGAAGCCATCGAAAAGAAGTTCATTGCCGACAAAGGCATTGTCAATCCCGACGGCTCCATTCCCGAATTCCTTTACTGCATGGAGGATGACGCGGCCTTTGAAAAGGCGAACGACGAATGCGCCGCGCTGATTGTTTCCGCCGGGCTTGAAGAAGAACTGAACGCCGCCCGTTCCGTCCTGAAAGCGTCGGAAGATAGTTTGATTGCCTACGGTCTGTCCCTTGCTCCCGCTGGGGTCCGGGCCACGTTGGAAAAGGCCGTTCAGCACAACGCCGCAACCCGCGCAAAGGTCCTTGACCTCGCGTTCCGGCTTGACGTGTCCACGGTCAGCGCGTAAGATGAAAGCAGGCGGCGCAAACGCCGCCTGCCCCAGCAAAGAAAAGGAAATTTGTATGAACAAAATCCGTCGCAAGGCTCTTCAAGAAATCTTCGATAAACTGTCCGCTCTCTCTGACGAACTCGAATCCATCAAAGAGGAAGAGGACGAAAGCCGGGAGAATATGCCCGAAAGTCTGCAAGGTTCGGAACGCTATGAACAGTCCGAATCTGCCTCATACAGCATTGATGAAGCGATTGAATCTATCTCTTCCGCGTGCGACAGTATCGAAAGCGCAATGGAGTAAACAAAAAAGCCCGCCGGGGAATGACCCCCGACGGGCTTTCGTTTTTGTCCGAATCGGACGTGTTTAGTTTTCTGCGGGTTCGGTCTGGACGGCCTGTTCTTCGATGCCGACAAGCAGGCTTTCCACGGATGGGGTGTCGATGTAGCCTTTCAAATTCTCATTCGCGCCCCATGCTTTCTTCGCTTCCTCCAAAGCGGCTTCGATCATTTTTTCAATATCGCTGGACGTGAAAAGCAGTTTCAGCACCGCCGGGATTCGCTGATAAATCCAGTCCGCGACGGCGGCATATTTCAGGGAACCCGTACCGCTTCCGAACTGCTTTTCGGCCTGCGTTACAAGGTTGAAAAGGATTTGCTTCAAAATCTTTGTTTCGCCGCGCTTGATAAGCACGACAACCAGCGCAAGGAAAGCAACGACGACAAGCACGCTGTCCCAATTCTTCGCAAGGAATGTAAGAACGTTCATTTCCGTTTCTCCTTTCTATCTGTCAGCCAATGACGGTACAGCCGGATTCAGGGACCCAGCCCAAACCGTCGATGTGTACGCCGCACTTGCGGCCCGGATAGTAATACTTCACCGTATACGTTCCGTTTACGGTCTTGCCCTGTCCGCCGCCGTTGCTGTCACGGTACAGCGGGCCGGAATACTTCACCTTTGCACCGACGCGCATTTTCGGCGCGGTCGTACCGCTCCCGACGGCCTGCACGTCCGCCGCATTGACCCAGCCGTAAACGGTAGAACCGCCGCCGGGCTGTTTGATAAGGTGGTAGGGGTGCTTTGCGCCCTTTGCAAGCGCCGTTACCTTTGCCGTTCCCGGCTTGCAGGCCGCGCCGCTTGCCGCCGCCGCGTTGGTGTAATGAGTGTTGCCCGTGAAGCGCACTACGTCGCCCACAGCGAACGCAAGCGTCGCCGGGGTTGTAGTTGTGCCGCTGGGCTTTGTCGCGCTTTTTGCGCCGTTCTGTGCGCCGCCTGCGGTGTCGTAGGTGATATACGGCAACTTCCCGTGCTTCGTCCACTTGCGCCCGTTCATGCCGGAAATAGTGCCAATGTTCAGGCACGCCGTCACCTGCACGCAGTTCTTGAAAGCGGGCGAACATTCGATGACCTTTCCGCCGCCGATGTATACGCCGATATGACCGGGCAACCAGACAGCTTCACCCGGAACAATGCCGCCGAAATCAGCGGACACGCCGGAACACTTCGTAATCATGGTGTCGGCCCCAAGATCGGGAACGCCGTTGGAAGCATACCCTTAACAAGCGTTATGCCGTCGAGGGAATCAAAGGACGCAAGAAACGGGTTCCCGGTGATGTTGTTGAACAGGCCGTCTTCCACGCGAGAAACGCGGCTTTCGATTCCTGCAATGGCGTTAAGCGCTTCGGTTACTCTGTTCGCGTCCGCCGCCGCCTGCTCTGCACCCTCCGTCCACGATGCTTTTTCTTCCGCCGTCACATGAATTTTCGTATCTTCCTTGTGTTCGATCAGCCCCGAAATTGCCGTGTCGTAATTTCCCATCGTAGACGGGTTTACATGAATATCCGTATTATTCGCGTGTGCGTTTAGGTCGGTAACGTCTGCTTTTTTCTCAAACTCTGCGGCGTGTGCCGTCTTCGATGCGTCGTGGTCTTCAATGTCTTTTTTTGTTGCCGTTACTACGTTCGGGTCGATGATAAAAGAGATAGCGTCCGCGTTGGAAATCTCAATGTGCATCGTCAATTCGATTTCGCCCGCCGCTCCGCTTGAAATGATGACTTTTTCCGTGTCAGGGGTATTGCAAACCGCGATAAGGGTTTCTGTTTCGTCCAGAACGCCCATTTCGCGGATTGTCCACCCGCCAACATCGGACGGAATCACCGCTACTACGTCAATCATGTTTGGGGATTTCTCGTTGATCTCTACGCGGTTTACTTTTCCGCGCCACTTTTCGCCCTTTAATGCGGTCATGGTAGAATTCGGCTTGTAGTAGCTTCCGCCGCCGTCACCCACAGCAAGGTCCGTAATATTGATTTTCTTTCCCTCCATGACCGCCGCCGCAATCAGTTGTATTCCGCAGTCGGTCACAAGGGTTCCATACGTTTTATCTTCCATAGTTGCAGGTCGTCCGTTTTATCCTCTTCGTTGTCCGTGTAGGTCAGTGAAAGAAGATGCTTGTTTATGTCGGTCGAAATGTCCACCCCCGCAAAGGTCAGGCGGACAGCGGTTCTTCGTGCATTCATTCGGCAGTCCCTCGCTTCCACGGCGGCAGGTCAGAGGAAACCCGCGTTTCCGGCTCTGGAACTGTCAGTGTGATTCCGGCGGGAAAAACGAAAGTGCGGCGGTACTGCGGGTTCAACTTCATAAGCCGGTCTGTGTAGGCTTCGTCGCCCAATGTCTTATAGGCGATGCCGTCCCACATATCCCCGGCTATTGTGGTGTATTTAGTCATAGTTCCGCCGCCTTTCGTCGTCCTGTCTTTGCCGCTCCCGCTCGTCGATTTCGTCCAACAACTCTTCGTCGTGGCGGCGTAGCATTTCTTCAATGTCCTGTGCCTGCGCGTCGTTGCCGACGTGGAACACGGGTGCGCTGTGAATGACGACGGACGTTCTGCCGTCGCCTGCGTTCAGGGTCGGTGCGGCAACGCTGGGCGCTCCCGCATAGGCCAGTTGATACGGCGCGGCCCCTGCGGTGCGAATAGCGTTTACCGTGTCCGCAAGATTGCGGAAGATGCTTCCCGTCTGCGCCGCGGTGAATACGCTTCGGTTCTTTGCGTTGGTGATAAGTTCCGCGCCCTGCTCACCAGCTATGAACGTGTCCGGCGTGCTGTCCGTACCTGTTGCAAATTGCGGTATCAGCGGAATGTTGATGCCCTTTCCGCCGATGCCGGGGACCCAATCAGGGATTTTCAGCTTGTTCAAGCCGGAAATCACGCCGTTTACAAGGCTGATAATGCCGTTCAGTACGCCGCTTGCAATGCTCTTTAGAGAATTCCAAACGCCGCTGAATAGCAATATTCGCTTATGAAGTTCCTGATTGCTTCCATCGTCATTTCGCCGCGCCCGCCGTCGATGTCCTCCCACGAAAGCGCTTCCGGCCTAAAAATACAGCCCATTCCTTACCACCTTTCCGGGAGGGGCGGCAGGCTTTCGCCGCCCCTCTGCTTTTTTATTCGTAGACGGGATAGAGGGAAGCATTTTTCATCAGCCAGCACCGCCCGGCGCAGTCAAACCGAATGAAATTCCAGTCGGTCGCGTCGTAGTACGGTGTCCCGATGATGCGGACCCGGCTAACCTCGAACTCGAATTCTTCGCAAACTGCAACGCGGGCTTCCGCTTCCGTGATTTCCTGCGAACAGTTATTGACCGCCCATTTCTGGTGAACCGGCGTGTCTTTTCCCGTTCCGATCTGATATGCGATGATTGCTTCCGGCTTTCTCAGACACCATGCGTAATACGCATAGTCCATCAGCGCACCCGCAGTCAGCCGCCCGGCCTTGATGTGTTCCGAAATGACCCGGTAAACCTCCTGCAAGGTGTCCAGCTTGCGGCCCCTGCATTCCGCTTCCGCCGTGAACTCTTCCAGCGTTAGGGCGATTCCGTGGTTCGCTTTCCATTTGCGGTCGTACCCGGCTTTCAAGTCCGCTTCCGTTGCGAACATATAGCCGCGGTCAAGGACGAACTTTTCAAAGTCGGTCAGCTTCGACGCGTCGGCGTTCGCTCTGATTCTCTCCGCCAGCAAATCGCCGTAGCCCGGCCCCGCCTTTTTGTCCGTTTCGGTGGCCCGCTCGTTTTCGTCGTAAATCCGGCTTTCGGAATGCTTGTCGCTCCAAAACTCGACGCGGCCTTTGTCGTTCACCTCGTAGAACGTGCCGTTCTCTTCGGTGGAATAGGTCTTGTGAATCACGTCGTTTTCCATCGTGGATTTCTCGATGTAGTGAACTCCGCCGATGATTTCGGCTTTCGCGGCTTCGTACTCTTCAAAAGAAACGTGCTTCAT